ATGCAAAAAATTCTATTGTAAAGTCATTTTGAACAACACTTGTAGCTGTTGATTGTACAAAGTCTCCCGTTCCATCTAATAATAAAGATGAAGGTCCAAATTTAGCTTGAGCTGTAGATAATTGAGCGTCAGCTTCAGCTGTAAATGTTGGTAATATATCATTATTAATTACAACATTAGCATCTCCTTGAACAACTGACCCTAAAGCAACACCTGCCGTTAATCCAATACCAACAACTGTAGCATCTGGAGAAGGATCTACTGTTCCTTCAGCTGCTGTTAATTCATTACCTGTTACAGCAGCATTAGTTAATATACCTACATCGGTAACTGAGTTTCCACCCCATTCTGTGGTAGTTGCTCCCCATTCATCTTGACCCCAAGTTTCTTGAATACCTGAAGTTACACCTAAGCCTAAATTAGTATTATCTAATTGTACAGAAACCCAAATACCTTCTGCACCCCAAGCTTCAGTTCCCCATCTATCTCTACCCCAACCTTGCTCATTATAAACAGTTAAAGAACCTAAACCTGTATTTAATTGTTGACCTGTTAGTATTGCATCAGGAGCAGGATCAATTGTTCCTTCTGCTATTGTTAATCCTTGTAATGGGTTTTGATCTAAGAAAACTTCTGTTTGTGAAAATACAAAAGGATTACCTAAATTTTGAATATTTAATTGTCGACCTGATACGTCAACTTGTTGACCTATAGCAACATCGGTTAATGATGGACCACCCCATTCTGTAGTTGATGCATTCCATTCAAGTTGTCCCCAAGATTCTTTTGCACCAGAATCTACAGTTAAACCTAAACCAGTTAATTGAACATCTAATGTGCTTTCTCCCCAGTTTTCTGATCCCCAGAAATCTGATCCCCAACCTTGGTTTGGATAAGAGTCAACAGAATTTAAGGCAATAGAATTACCAAACCCTGCAACAGATACTGTTACATTGTTTTGATCACCCCAATTACCTGCGTTCCAACTAAGTTCGCCCCAAGCGTTGGCCATAATAGGTTTACCTCCCTATTACGCGTTACCAATTCTTAGAATCGCTGCTGAAGTTGTGAAAGCTGGGAACTGAATTGTAAATGTTCCTGAAGTTGCTGTTTTGTCTGCACCAAAATCTAATACTGCAACTGCCGCATTGGAAGTTGAAGTGTTATAAATTAATGCACCTCTAGCTGTAATTGTAACACCAGTAAAAGATAAATCCGCAAAGTCCACAATTGCAACTCCTGATGCAACTGAAGTACTTGGATTTGGTTTTACTAGAGTTCCACCACCTGCAGAATACTGACCAGAAGCCGGAACTTCGTTAGTCGTTGTGTAAACTGTAGTAGCAGAGCTTAATGTTGCAGCTGAAGTATACAAAGCAAGTTTAAAAGTATCACCACCAGAAAATTGAAAATCATGTTTTCCTTCTAGCACTTCCTTTTTAAAACTATTTGCAACCGCTTGTGTTATTGCCATTTTTTACTCCTATTATTGTTGTTGTCGAATTCGAGGTGAACCATCTTGATATTCATCTCTTCTTCGTCTACCCATTTGTTCAATTGAGAACCCTTGTGCTGACTCAGCATATCTTTTTTCATAATACTGAATCATGTCCATAGGACCTTTTAAAAAGCCAAAAGCTTCAACTAAACATGCATACAATAAGCCGTTTGGAAATTCCTTACTTAAGTATGTTTGTGTATTACTACTTGATAATCCAGTTGGTTTCAAGATATAATTTATCTGCATGTTATAATTTTGATCTGGTGTTGGAGCCAGTATAATTGTATTTTCATCCCAATAACCATAATATTTAGGAACTCCTTGTACTCCTGTTGGATTATACTCGGATATGAAACTTGTATCTCTGTATTCTAAAAAAGATCTACTTGAATTATCTGCTCCACCTGTAGAATTGGTGATTTGAGCTGATCGAATAATTAATGTTTCATCATTAATTAATGGTGTATTTACATATCTTTGACCTGCAACAATATCTGCTTGAGCATATTGTCTATTATTATCAGAATCTATTTCTCTTAAAATTCTTAATTCAGCATCATTTATAAATCCATCTACAATAGTAGATGTAAATACATTTGAATCTACTTCACAATAATCTCTAATTTTTTGTACTAGTTCTGCGTATGTCATTATGGTGTCAAGGTCACTGGACCAGCAGTCACAGTTATACCTCCTCCTTTTTCTGTTCTTGTAGGTGTAGCACCTAATGAGAACGTGTAATTATTTGTGTCTGTTACTGTTATACTAAATCCATTTGCATTTTCAAATACAGAAAATGCAATTCCTCCAGGAGTACCATCAACATTTCTAAATACAACTAAATCACCAGTTGTTCTTCCATGACTTGGTTCATAAACAGAAACAGTTCCTGATCCTGAAGTTAAACTAAATGGATTTGATTGTAATAAATTTGGTGTAGCAGGTTCTACTCTTGCAGGTCTAGCTTTAGGTAATCCTTGTCCGTCAGCCGTGAATCGTCTTGGCTCTAACTGTGGATGCTTAGGCTCGAACTCTGAATAATGGACAAAGGCTCCATTCCATTCAGTAACCATTTCAGAATATGGAAATGCTTGACCACTTCTATCTGATATTGCCTGTGCGTATTTTCCTCTAGATAAATTAGACATTTGGATAATAAGTTTTTGGGGTTATGTATGCACTTGAAGAAGAACCATCTTCTTGTAAAGCTCTTTGTAATTCATCTTCATAAAGCATTTTTAATTCTTGGATTCTTTGTGGCGCTTTTTTAATAGCCAAATAATAAGCAAGGCCCGCACACATACAAGGAACGAACCTATAAGGTACATCGGTTGCGTTTGTATAAATTCCAGCATCTTGTATCCTTTTGACATAATAATAGTTAATTGTATTACCTGCTTCACTTGAGCCTGGAGTAAGATATAAAGTTATTGTAACTCTGTCTATAAATCTTTGTACAAAATATTGTACAGGTTGTCCTTCAGATGATTTATTAGATAAAGCTTGATAAGCTGATCTATTAATTTTTGTTAAAGGTGTATCTATAGAAGATGCATTCCTATAAGAGCACTCCAATATATCATCAACGCCATATACACTAGTGGCGTCAGAAGTGCCATCACCGGGCGAACGATACATTGTATAAGTTGCTTGACCATCTACTAAAGTTATTGAGTTATTTGCAACTTCCCAATAGTGCAAACCTCGGTTTGCCCACTCTTGAAATAGAATGTTTAAGGAACGTCGCGCCGTTTTAATATCATAACCTGCATTTGGCTGCAAGCCAATTCTTTCATAAGACTCTTCAATTATTTCATCAATTGCAAAGTTCTTATCAAAGACGTATGTACCGGAAGTAGTGTTAGCCATCTAACCCCCTATGCTCTTAAGTTCGGCCCTGAATATTTATCTGTTAATAAAGTTACAGCTGAAATAGTTGTGAATGTTGAAACAAATATTCCTTTTGGAAATAAAATTCCATCTTCTGGGAATGAAAAGTTAATTACATCTCCAGCTGGACAATCTGCAGTAAATAAAGCTTCACCTGCTTGTGAAGTTGTAGTCAAAGTTACTTTGCCTGCATTTGTTGTGTCACTGTTAGATACAATAATACCTCTTAATCTAACTGGGGGCGCAACAATAGCAGTGGTTGTAGCAGCTTCAAATCTAGTTGCTTGTATATCGCCTTTACTTGCCATAATTTTCTCCTTTAAAATTTGTAGGAGCTCCCGAAGGAGCTCCAGTAATTATTAACTTCCTGAGAAAGGTGTAACATTTGCACCATTAGTGCTTTGTAATGTTAATCCTTCTACAAACCATTTGTTGTCATACAACGCTGTTAATTTTACTACACTACCAACAGCACCACCTTGAGTAGTTCCATTCATAGTTATAATATCATTAGCTGCTGCAGGTACGAATACATTGTTCGCTGCAGTTGTAGCGTTTGTACTAGCAACAGTGATGGCACCGACAAATTTATCAGTTCCGTCTGTGTTAATAACAACAGGTGATGCAGCTGTTTTTGTTACAAATGTAAAAGTTGCACCAATGTTATTTCCACTGTTGTAATCGTTTGGACCAGCTGCTGGTGAATCAGTAGCTGCGCTAATTGTAGGTAGAGTTACAGTTACAGTAGTGTTGTCTAAAGCGACAATTCTTCCTGCGTGTGCTTCTACGCTTACTGTTAAAGTTGTAGTTGAGTGTTCTACAACGTTTCCTTTACCAGCACCAATGAAACCATTTAAAGATTTTACTGGTCCTGAGAATGTAGTTTGTGCCATAGTATTATCCTCCTAGTTATTTCTACATAGTCTCTAGGCCGTCGACTATACGCGTCTATGTAGAATAATTTATGTATAGTAGTTAATTTATATATGAAATTATTAAAGAGTGCAAGAAATCCCTACAGCAAAAAGGTCTTTTTTAACGATGTAAGTCCTAATTAACCAGCATAAAGATGGATTTCACCATCTCTAGGATTGCTGTGGACTTGCTCTTCTTGTT